CCATCGATTTTATCAACCTCTGGATTTACGCCGTGAATGGTGCGCTAGATAGCGCTTACAACTTCCGGGATTGGATCTCTCCAATCTTCGATGAGGCGGTCGGAGCGGTCACGAAGAAGCTCGATGAAGTCGGGGCAACGAAGGCTTTCGAGGATCTCAAGGCCGCCGCTGAAGCTCCAATAGCCACCGTGAAGGGATGGGTAGACGCCCTCAAAGATGCTATCCAAGGGCTGATCGATACAGCTTCGAATATCGTAGGCGGGGTAGGGAATCCCCTTAAGTCTTTGGCATCGACTCTAGGCATCGGGGCGCAATGGTACGAATCTGTTGGGAGATCGTCTGGTGACATGGGCGGCCGGCATTTCATGACTGAGGCCGAGAAAGCTGCATGGGAAGAGGAACATCCCGCATGGAAGCTACAGGTATCTGAGAATCAAAGTAACTTTTCCCTTCCAACAACCCAAACGCAAGTCCCTGGGATACCCCAAGCCGAAGTGAGTCTATCCGGTGAGAATGTCGTATTCACTACCGACCAGGGGACCAGCACGGCCACCCAAGGCCAACTCGGGTATGTCGATTACAGCAAGCTCGACCAAATCCTCGAAGGTACCCCAGGTTACGGGGCCATCTGGCCTCAGGGCGGATGGCTCACCAAATTACTCACAGGGACCGGCAACGCTGATTATAGCGCCCTTTTCGGCGAGGTGGCTGGTTCGGTCATCAGGCCGGAGGGGAGGACGTACCTCTCGCCCGTCGGAAGCCTCGGATATGAGGAGACGCTCGCAGGATGGCAGGATAGGCTTGGATACAAAATCGATGCTCAAACCGACGAGGTGACCTCCTCCTGGAAGTCCACCGGGGACGCGGTACATAGCGATCTCGAAGCCATGCGAGCCGAAGAAGCCGCCACCGCTGCAAGCGTCGGATCGATCGCGGGCACCATTCCGAACGTCGCCAGTGCCACCACCGAGACGGCGGGAAATACGGCGGCGTTCCCGGCTGGCCTCCAGTCGATCAGCAGCCAGATTGCCTCCATGCCAGCGAACCTCCAGGGGTGGCTTTCTCGGTCCCTCTCCTCCTCTCAGCAGGCCCAAGGCTACCAGCCCGGCCAGATCTTGAGCCGCGAAGAGGTGGCCGGGTTCGCCAACGCCGTCACCTACGCTATCTCGCCAGCGACCGGAAAGCTCACCGCCTACATCGGGTCGGCCGGGAAAGAACTCGAAAAGTTGGCGATCAACGGCGGCGAAGAGATCGTCGGAGCCGGAAAAGAACTCGAAAAGTTGGCGATCAACGGCGGCGAAGAGATCGTCGGAGCCGGAAAAGATCTCGCCGACAGCGTTTACGTCTCCTCGAATTATGCGAGCGGGGCCACGATCAGATCGGCTCAGCAGTCTAGTGCAATCCAGCTCGGAGGAGCCTATCAGAGAAACGATATACTCCAGGCAGGCAGCCGACAAGCAAGCCAGACGACTATCGATACTTCCAACGCGGTGTCACTATCCCAGCTTGCGACAAATGAGACGGTGACTTCTGGCTGGCTCAGCTCATCAGCCGCGGCCCGCCAAAATATCCTCTCAGGGGGCCAGTCGTTCTTCGGGGATATCTACTCCTCGGGGAATATCTGGAAGGACGCCGCCGATTGGGCCGCTGCAAACCAGAAAACGGCATCCTCGGAGTCCGGAGCGACTTGGAACACTGCCGTGGATAATTCGGGCCAGACCATCCAGACGGCGGCCGATGCTATCGGGAACGCTGGCGGAGTGTTCATCGACTCGATGGGCTCTCTCATGTCGTCGCTGGCCCGCGTCGTCGGTAGCGGTGGGGGCATCACGTACACGGCCGGTGGCGGCACCACAAGCGGCACCGGCTACAGCTACTCCTCGGGCGGCATGTGTGGCGAGCTTGGCCCGCCCATGCACGGCTACAACGCATTGATCTACACCGCCCCCAGCGGCGAAGTCTACGCGATCAACCCCATGACCTTCCAATCAGTCGGGGGCATTTCTGGCGCAATTTCTTCAGGGGCTGCGACGAAACTCACGACCTCGAAATCCTCCGGTGGATCACTCTCATATTCATCTGGATGGCTGAAGAGCGCCCCCAAATCGCAAAAGGCAATCGTGACGAACTACGGGACGTGGGGCAGCTATGCCGAGGGCGGCGTAGCTATCGGCCCCCAGCTCGCCGTCGTCGGCGATAACCCCAGCCGCCGAGAGGCGATCATCCCCGAGGAGGTCTGGGGCGATAAGGGCGGCAACGGTGGTGACGTGACGGTCATCGTCGAGATGGATAGTCGCCAGATAGCCAAAGCTGTCATGCCGAGGGCCGCGAAGTCGATCAGGATCAGGACGAATGCGAAGGTGAACTAATGCCGCTGGTAACCATCAACGACGTTGAACTCTGGGAAGGCAACCCCCCGGCGGACGTCACCTTTGCCACCATCGGCCTCTCTGAGACTTTCGAAAGCCTCGGACTCACGAAGACCTTTGATGACTTGATGGAAGAGTACGGCGGAGAATGGAAGACCTACATTAAGTCCGGGTCGTTCATCGTTGAAGACGTCCTGGAAGAGCGGTCACAGTGTAGTTTCATCGTGGTAGATACCACCGCTGCATTCGCGTTTTCGCAGTCGATGAGGGTGGAAGTGACCGACCTCTATGGAGCCGTCCTTTTCACGGGGTTCATCGACTCGGTGGAAGAGTTTCTGGAGCCCGGAACCGGGATGCTACTCCACACCGTCGAGTGTGTCGACAATCACTATCTGGCGGACAAGCGGGTGGTGGCATACTCAGCCGAAGACACGTTGGCCGGAGATATCGTCGAAGACCTGATCGACGAGTACCTGGTGGCCGAGGGGATCACAGCCGGAACCATCGAGGACGGCCCGACGATCACCGAGACCATCCTCGCCTATGTGACGGTATCCGAGGCGATGGACGAGCTGGCCGAGCAGGCAGGCTTCACTTGGTGGATCGACCGGTACAAGCAGCTTCATTTCATGGCCCGAGGATCCAACGTCGCCCCCTGGAACCCCACCGACGCCGACATGATCGCAGAATCTGTGAAGGTCGAGAGGTCATCCGAAGAGTACCGCAACCGCCAGTACGTCATAGGAGGTCAGGCAGCGACCTCTCCGCAGACCGAGTACTTCACCGGTGACGGCCAGCAGTCGACCTTCTCCCTCGCCTATCCAGTCAAAGAGATAATAAGCATCAAGGTCAACGACGTAGCCAAAACCGTCGGACTCCGAGGAGACACCGGGGCAGATTGGTACTATGCCGAACAGCAGACCAACATCAACCAGGACGCCGCCGGGGATCGTCTCACTTCCGAAGACGTTCTGGAGATCATCTACATCGGCCTCTATGACGTCATAGCCGTCTCAGAGGATACCTCAGCGGTCAACGATCGGCAGGCGAAAGAGCTCACAACGGGCTACGTCGAGTCTGTAGCCGTGATGCCGGAGGTCCAGAACCATAGCCAGGCCGAGGACGTCGCCGCCGCGAAGCTCGAAAAGTTCGCCATGGATGGGGCCACGCTCGCTTTCATGACTCGAAAAGAGGGGCTGGAGGCGGGCCAGCTCATCGAGGTCACGATGACCGAGCACGGGTTTGCCGCCGAGGAGATGCTCGTTCAGGAGGTCGATATCTCCGAGGAGCACGGCTACATCTGGTACGAGGTCGAAGCCGTGAGCGGACCAGTCGGCGATTCGTGGCAGAAGTTCTTCGCAAAGCTCATGTCCTCGAAGCTCGGTGAGATCAAGAAATCGGCGTCTGGTTCCCAGCTCCTCATCAGGATGTTGAGCTTCTCGAAGACATGGACCGTATTGGACGATCCAAACCTCTTCAACGACATCTACCCGGACTCTGGTGAGGTTCCAGACGGCGCCACCTATCCGAGTTTCGACGAGTCGGACCGGGTGAAGTATTGCGCCCTCTACGATTCCGGAGGCGAGGTTTTCCGTAAGGCCGTGACTACCATCGAGGGTTATGAAGCCGGGACCAACGAAATTGTGACGGTAACGATGATCGACGCTTCCGAGGCTGCGGGCGAGGAGATCACACATATAGGCTGGTGGGGGGGCGTCGCCGCTACAAGCGGGGCGGGTACCGGGATAGAGCTCGATAAGCAGGCCTACTCTCGGTTGAAGACCGCTCTTGAAGCGTGGCAGATCCGGAAGACCGATATCAAGGGGTGGTCCTGATGGCCTATGTGAAGATAGACTGGACCGAGCAAACAGCTATCACCCATACTAGGATGAATCTGATGGAGACTCAATATGATGAATTTTATAATTCTCTCTTCGATGGGCATAACCACGATTCGAGGTACTACACAGAGGCGGAAGCCGACGCCCGCTTCTTCAATTCCGGGAACGATGGCTCCGGATCAGGCCTCGATGCCGACACGGTAGACGGATACTCCGCCGCTCAGATCGAAGAGGAGGCCGTCCCTCGAGGAACTATAGCCATCTGGAGCGGATCGCAGGCTTCCATCCCTTCGGGATGGGTCTTGTGCAACGGGGTCAATGGGACCCCGGACCTCCGGGATAAGTTCGTCGTTGGGGCAGGAGATAGCTATGCAAAAGGCGCAACTGGAGGCTATGCTTCCAGGAAGCCAACGGGATCGGTGACGATTGCCCCCCACGCGTTGACCGTGGCGGAGTTGCCGGAGCACCAG